CCGATCGACACGTCAAAATTGTCGTACCGCATGATTTTGGAGAGGGTAAATTCTCTTACGAGGACGCCCCCAATCCCATCAACCAGATGGGCCCTCTCCATGAACAGTGCGTACCGTTAGTCACCTCAAATGACTACGCATCATTCCTGGCCGCTTTTAACAAGAGATCTAACTTTCTCCAAGACGGACCAGAAGACGACATAACTGACGATGCCCTCAAAGAGGCGCTACAGGTAATCTCCGAGATACCTGATGGTCTATTTCCAGAGTGGGATGATAACGACGACGACCGGCAACGATGGTTGTCTAAGTTTGACCCCAATAAGCAGAACCGCATGATTGCGGCGTACCACGACATTGTCGGCATGGACGCTTCGAGAATCGGCGTTAAAGACTTGTCCGTTAAACAGGAAGTCCTCATCAAAAGGGACGATCCTGAATGGGCACCCAGAGTCATATACGCAGGATCCGATGTGTTCAACGCTGTCACAGGCCCAGCCTCCTGTGTCGTCATGGAACGCCTCATGCATCTCACCAGAGACCTTCACCACCCAATCGGTGAAGCACGGGTTGAATTCGCATACAAGACAGACGATGTTTCGTTATGTCGTTTTCTTTTTGAAGATGACAGTTTGACCGAGACCGTCGAAGGCGATTTCTCCCGTAATGACCGTGAACAACGGTCACGCGTCGCTATCATATACGACGCCTGGTTAGAGAAGCTTGCAATGCCCAAATGGTTCCGCACTCTCATGATGGATTTAGAACACTACAAGGTTCAGAATCTTAGGTTTGGTTTCCGAGCTAAGCTCGCCTTCCAGTTAGCGACTGGTACCACCTCCACAACACCCCGCAACTCGACTTACAACGCGACCATGTTCGCAGTTGCAATCCGCAGACAATCTGTGCGCGCCCGCGCCGTCATCCTCGGTGACGACCTGTTGGCCCAAGTTTCAAAACGCTTGAACCTCACCAAATGGGTCAAGACTGTTTGCGATTTCAAAATGGTGTTAAAGGCGAAAGCTCCAAAAGCAGATGGTGAGGCCACCTTCCTCAGCAGACGTATTTTTCGGGAGGTTTCCTTCCCTTGCATGATCCCCCTTCTTGGTAAAATGCTTGTGCGGTTCAATATCCGCAGTTCCATTAATGATTCCATTTCAGACAGTGAATACATGGCCGGTAAGGCCCTGTCTTACGCTTATGAATGCCGCCACGTTCCATTGATCCGCGAAATCTTCCTTCGCAGATACCAAATGGAGGGCGACTTCAAAGACGTTAAAATGGAGAATCTGACGTGGTTCGCTCGTTCTTCTGGTTTAAAGTCCGTGGACCAGATAGTCAAAGCAATCGGCAACGAGAAGGTGGTGATCAGCAATTGGGACATGGGTATGTGGACGTGCAGGACATACGATCTAGATCTCGAAGAAATTCGGATCTTGTTCGT